CCCCCGACACCACCAACTCCAACGTCGACAAACCATTCCACTTCAACGACAACTTCAACGACTCAAAAAAATTGATAGGCGCCACACGACGATAATCCGGCGTAAACAACGTTACATGCGGAACAAGACCAGCCATCAACTATTCACCAAGCCCTCAAAAACCTGTACCGCACCGACACAACAATGGCACCCAAACCAACCATCTCAATATTCACACTCTTAGAACCGCCAGGCGGGATAGGCGCAAACTCCCACTCATTCAAACGATCCATCACATCCTCAAACCCGTTCAACAACGCAGACTGTTTACGAGGATCCGTATCAATAGTGATCCAATCATACTCCTCGACAGGATAGTCCGAAGACACACGCAAACCATCAATCTGCACAGACCACGACTTCAAAGGACCCTCAACACGAATCACAGGCCACGCAGGCACATCACCCTTATTAGACAGGTTATCCCAACCCGAACCAACACCAGGCGTCAACACCACAGGAAACGCCGTACCATCCTTGCCGACAGGGCCACCACCCAACCAATCCTGCCACTTCGCGTTACTAAAACGAAACTTCTGCTCATCCCCATACCAAAACGGGTCATAAGCTGTCAAATGAAGCACATAACGCGCATAGCCACGATTAACCGGGTCCACCGTAAACGTGTCATCCACCGAATCAAACCGGCACCGCAGCACACGCTCACGGCCGGCAGGAGTCTTCACCGACAACTCCCCCTCCTCCCCGGGGGGAAACGCAGACCACAACTCGTCATACGCCTTCAAAAAACCGTCACGAAACCCGTCATCAGGATCCGGGTCAACACCCGACACCAAAACCGGTAATGTCACCTCGCGAGGCTTCACATTAAACCCGCGCCACTCCGAGCCGTGCACCCCAACATGTGTTTGAGAAAAATGCTCAACCTCGGGAACACCCAAACCGCGCAACGAATCATTCAACAACATGACAGGAGACGACCCCGTATAATCCGTCAAATGAAGCACACGCTCCGGAGCATTACCAACCAACGGAAACATAGTCCAATCCACAGTCAAACCGGCACGATCAGACGGGTCAGGAATAAACATGCACAACACCCCCAATCACACGTAAGCCAACGCGTTCAACGCGTCACGCTGCTGCCGCTCAATCCGCTTCGCAAACTCGTTCGGATCCCCATACGTAGGTCCATTCACATTCACCACAACACTCTTATCATTCATACGCTGATACCTGCCATACGGGGTAAACGAACCCACAGACGATCGCACACCAAACCGGGCATCAACCGCATCAGGCAGCCGACCAGCCACACCAGACATCGCATCCAACGCCAAACCAGCATTACCAGTAATACCCTCAGCCAAACCGGCAACAACCTGGCGGCCAACCTGGTCACGAAACACCCGAGACGGGGAATGAATACCCAACACCGACTTCGCTGCATTAGCAACCTGAGAACCCATATTACGCACCGTATCCAACAAGCCACTCATAGCATTCCGGATACCATTACCCAAACCAGACACCACATCACGGCCAGCAGACACCAACAAGGACCCCATATTACCAAGCGCACGCCGAATATTGCCAGGCAAATTCCGGAAAAACCCTAGCACACCATGCACCCCGCTAGACACAGCCGAACCCATAGCATGCATAGCAGAAGAAGCCGCACTCCGGGCACCATTAAACCCACGCACAGCACCACTACGAACCCTAGACGCCATCGAACTGAAAAACCCGCCAACAGCAGACGCCACCGAAGACACAACACTCCGAATAGCATTCATCGCAGAAGAAACAGCACCACGGGCCGCGTTAAAACCAGACCTCACATGAGAAGCAACCGAAGAACCAAGCCGGGCAAAAAACCCCACAACCGCGTTCACGCCGCCAGAAATCACCGACTTGAAACCGCTCATAAACGCAGACGTAAACGCCCTAATACGATTCCAGCCAGCCTGAATAACCGAACCCATACGCGCCAAACCAGACACAAAATGGGCCACAACCCACCCGATAACACGGGCAACAGCAGCAATAACACGGGCCACAGCAGACACGACAGCACCAACAATACGGGCAACAAACCCCACCACAGCCGCCACCATCGGAGCCACAACAGCAAGAATACGGGCCACCACCTGTATCACAACCGCAACAACCTGAACCACCACACGCATAACCGCCGCAATCACAGGCATCAACGACCGGATAAGACCAATAATGGGTGGCAGCACAGACATGACCGCACCCAAAATCTGCTGAATCACAGGCATCAACACCGGCACCAGCTGCGACACAACACCAACAACCTGCCGTATCACAGCAACAACAGCCTGAATAACCGGCATCAACGCCGGCAACAACATGGCCGCCACCTGCGTCACCGCACCAATAATCTGCGTGATCACAGGAACCAGACGGGCGACAAGCATACTAATCAAAGGCACCAGCTGGGCAGCCAGCCCGGCAACCATACCGATAATCTGGCCGAACACTGGCGCCAACTGTGCCACAACCCCGGCAACCAAACCAAACAGGGGCTGAATAGCGGCCATGATCTGCCCCAAAGCCTGGCCAACCACACCAACAAGCTGCATAACAGCGGCACGGAACTGGGCGTTCGTAGCAAACATGGCAGCAAACAAGCCGATCACAATACCAACAGGGCCACCCAGGGCGCGAAACACGCCGCCAAGCCCCCCGGCGGCACCCTTCAAAGCACCAAACGACGGCAACAGATTCTTCAACGACACCGCCAACGGGGCAAAACCCGCAACAAGCTTCCCAACACCGGCAGCAACAATACCGAACACTGCGGTGCCGCCAGCAAACATGGCACCCAAATTCACTTTCGGAACAGGCAAATGCATTCTTGCAAAAATGCCCTTCAACTGCTCCACCTTGGCGCGCATCTGTGCATTCATTCGAGTGATCATGCCCGGCATGCTGTTAATCCACGCCAAAATAGACGGCATCATACGCTGAATACCAGCATCGACGGCAGCAAACATCGGCTTCACAGAATCCGTGATAGACTTGATAACCGGATTCAACGCAACAAAAATCTGCCGCAACCCGTTAAGAAACGGCGCCATAGCCGTAGCACCAAGATAACCCAGGGCACCCTTAACATTCTTCATAGCGCCCTCAAACGTCTTCCCAGACGCCTGCGCAGCACCACCCATGCCAAGCTTCATCGCAGCCGCAAACGTGGCAAAATCAATCTGCCCCTTCGACACCATCTGCGACACCTCAGCCGACGTTTTACCCGTCTGCCTGGCAAGCAAAGACAGCACAGGAACACCCGCCATCGTAAGCTGCAACATGTCATCGCCCTGCAACTTACCGCGAGCCATCACAGACGTAAAAATAGCGCCCGTATCCTGAAACGACTTACCCGAAATATAAGACACATCCGCGACAGTCTTCAACACATCCGTCATCTGCCCGCCAGACTTCACACCCGAAGCAGACAACGCCGCCGCAGTAGACGCCGCATCACCCAACGCATACGACGTACCAGTCACAGCCTCAATAGCCGAATTCATAATCGAAGACGTGTCAGAAGACGTATGACCCAAACCAGTCAACTTAGCCTGAGCCTCATCAATAGCCATAGCGCGAGCAATACCGCCACCAATAGTCACATCATAGATAGACTTGAGGCCCTTCTTAGCAACACTAATAGCGCCCATCATCGCCGCGCCACCAAGCGCCAACTTCATGCCCTTAGCAAAAAGACTACCCGAACGCTGCCCCTCAGCAGGCATAACACCCGACAACTGTTTACCAACATCAGCCTTCAAACCCGGCATCTTCGTATACAACGACACATATGCGGAAGCAATCTCACCAGACATACACTATTCACCCCATAATATTAATCTCGCGAGACACCCCGCCACCGGCACGAACACGCGCCAAAATATCGTCCACCTGCCCAGACGTAAACCGGGCCCTACGCTCATCCGTAGGCCTCGCCACAGGCTCCGGCTGCCCCTCACTATTAGCAGACCTGTAATGATCCAGCATGTCCAGCACAGCCCACTCGCACCACTCAAACGGGCGCTGCCAACCATTCAGGTGGGCCGCCAACTGGCTAGACGTGTCAGTACACAACACGCCAGCCAGCCGGACAGCCTCACCCCAACACATCTGCGGGCCACCAACACTATAAACAGAAACACCAAACTTGGTGCGGAAATCGTATTCGATGGCCCCACGATAATCATCAATCAGGCCGTGGAGCCAAACTATTCCCCCAAAGAGGCACCCTTACCGTCAGGCTTATATTCCATCCACTCACGGAAAATCTCGGCCACACGAACCATAGGAAGCCCCTCCAAAGCCTCCACAGCATCCGCTGGGGCGGCAGCCTCCAACATAGAAAACATCACCTCAACCTGGGCGAAATCCGCAGACTCCCCCGACTGAGCAATCTTAGCCGCACGGCGAAACACGCGGGCAGGAACAGCCTGCGCCGTCTCCTCCGCATCCGCCAACACCCAGCTACGGTCACCAATCTTTAACGTGTAACCTGTGTCACTCATCTATCAATAATCCCTTAAACTCTAGAAATCAGTTATCGGACGGCGGATTCGGATCCGGCTCAGGCTTCGGAGGCTTCGGGGCCGGAGGAGGAGTCGGAGGAGTATCAGCTTTTAAAGCCGTCATCCACCCCCGACCCGACACCGCATCACCCTTCTTATTAATCTGGGCAGGATACGCCTTCAACGTCACACCATACCCGTACACCTCGCCATTCTTACCCTTAATCTCGTCACGATCAATGAGCTCAACCTCAGGGAAATAGTAGCGAATAACCTGATCGCCATCCACAATATCCATCAACAGGGCGTGAACACCCGTCGTGGCACCCGGAGAAATATCGAACGAACCCGAATCGGATCCGGCAGTAACCTTCGACTGCCAAAACAGCTCAATAACCTCCTTCTTAGACTCGATCAGCTGGAAAGAAATCTCGATAGACGACTCGGTAGCAACCGTGCGAACAACATCCGCATTCTGCCAAGCCTTCAAATCATCCGTTTTACGCTCAGGCTTAATCTTAAACCCGTCATCCGACAGGTACCCTAAAGCGGTAAGCCCATCAGGAACCGTCTTCACACCATCAATAGTGTCACCGGCATGAGCTTTACCAATATAAACGTCGCCAGTAACCGCGGAACGAACATTAGACGCTTTACGTGTTGCAACCATCACAACCCCCATTAAATATCAAACAATTACATTAAAACAAAAACAAATACGTTTACTCAGATTCGACAGGCCTACATATCAGCTCGAACAGCGAATACACATCAAAACGTGCACCATCAACCAGCAAATCAGGACCAGTAGACCGTTTACAGTACACCACAGGGTCACCGTCCACACCGTCAGCCAGCACAGCCTCCACCCGCCTGGCTAGCGACATAGCACGATCCGGCGTATCAGAAAACACATTCACCCGCAAAAAAACACGCTCACGCACATGCAACTGCGGACCACCATCAAGAGCCAACCAAATCAAGTCACCCGTAAAATCATCGGGCACCGTCCCTATACAGGGTATCCCAGACAGCCAGCCATCATCCTTGAGCACGCGTTTAGCCCACACACGCGGATCACCGTAAACGATCACGACGCAGCCCCAATCGACCGGGCCAGCGTGCCATGCTTCGCCTCAATACGCTTCCCACCCTTATATGTGGTGCCTATACGGGCCACAGCCTCGACACGGTGAACCTGCACCTCCGACGACAAACCATTACGGTATGGTGTGACGTTGAAGGCGTATCCTGCCCAGATTAATAAGAAGGGTGATGC